GCTGGAGGGCGTTGCGAGGCTGGAGGGCGTCGCGGGACTGGAGGGCGTCGCGGGGCTGGAGGGCGTCTCGAGGCTGGAGTGCGTCACGAGGCTGGAGGAACCGAAGCAAACCGGCGCGGATGATGGAGCGGTGGGAACCGCTGACGGGACGGAGGAGGCCGCAAATCTCGAGGCGCAGTGGAAACGGCGGGTTGAGGCTTACGCCGCGCGGGCGGTGTTCTCCGAGGCG